GGACAATACAATCTCCTTCGAACTCCACCAGCCTCACCATCCCATCATCAGCCACCAGTTTCCCCACATTCGCGGGAATCCAGCCACCATTCATGGCCCGTGTATTTTTTAACTTCGCGGCAAGTTTAAGATCAACTAATCTTTGCTTGTATTCACGAATGATCGAGGGGGCAACAACCATCCCCTCTCGCGCCACCATCGTAGCAGTGGTATCCAGATAAGTTTGCCTTATATCACCGGGGACTAATACAGGTATCTCATCACGGTTTCTATATGTACCGCGATAATCGTTGGTGAAGACTTCTTTCTTTGCCCAGCGGACATGACCAATAAAGGTGCCGTACTTGAACGCCTGTGTGTTTAAACAGTCTACCGCGCCCCTAAAATCATACTGATTATGGAAGTGAATCAGAATCGCTTCTGTTAGAGCATTGATATCCGCCTGATTTGGGGCAATCGGAGTTCCCATTTCGTCCCCAGACAGAACAAGAGAATTCTCAACATTGCGGATGTACTCATCCGTTGCTTTGGCATAAACCCGAAACCAGTTCTTTTCTCTCGGGAAAAGAAGCCTTCTCGCATCTGCCGTAAGAACTTCCAAGGCTTGAGTCTGGAGCGGAAGCTCCATTTCGGGCATCCAATCGGTGCCCTCTCTTGGCTCCTTCTCCTTGGGTTTCATATCGACCTGGCGATCTACTTCCTTCCATTGCCTCTCCAGGTCTTTTCTTTGTTCTTTTCTTTTGTCGAGTTCTGCTTTTATTGATTCCGCGATCCTCGAAAAATCGCGACGGTCGAAGCGTCTAGCCATTTAGCATAAAGTTATTGTCATCTAAAAGTTTCTGTGCGTCTTCCTTGGCCTGTTGGAGGCGGGCGTATTGAGCGCACCCAATCACATCGAATCGGTGTTGGGCCATAATCATTTTCTCCCCATTCCCGACAGCGTAAACAACTTTCCAATGCGCTTCGTTTCTATCTTCATCCGCATGGGAAAACTGTTCTGCGTAGTAACCTGTCCCATCTTTTAAATGGAGTGTTGTTAAGTTCTCATAACCCGAATTTGTAAGAATTTCTGCAAACTGATTTGGTGTCATGCTCTCATGCTCAAAACGGGCCGTCTGTATCGTTGAACAGGCGGTTGGTTAAAGGGGGCCGCGTATCGTTTCATCATCATCCCGTACATGGTCGCCTTCATAATGTCATCTCTGACACTGCGTATTTTTCCGTCTTTTCGATGAAAGTTACGGAATTCTGAAAACCACTCGGAGAGATGACCAAAAACGTAGAACCTTCCGGTTTTCATTCTCTCCAACATTTCCATCACAATCGGTTCTAACGGCTGGGGTCCGCCTTTGTCCTTCTGATACCTCGCAGAGATCCCCAACATATTGACCCCGTTCTCGATGTAGTAGTCCTTGATCGCTCGACCGCCAGACTTCTCCTTGTTCACGCCATCATGGGGCCAACTGCAAGGTATCCACTGTCCTCGTTTGTTGATCGCGTGGGCGTGGTAAGTGGCGGTTTCCTTTGCCATCTTGTAACAGTCATAAAGGTAGACCGTATCAGTGTCCCGGTCCCAAGCCAGCCAAACGCCCGCTGCCGGGTGGTCGATACCAAAGTCAATTCCACATATCCTAGTAAAATAGTGGGGAATTTCGAATGGGGTAATCGAGATGGTCTTTTCATCCACCGGAAAGACTCTCCCCTCTCCCATCATTGGCACACCTTTGGTCCGCGCACCCCTCTCATGCTCGGGGAAGGATTCGATAAAGCGATCCTTATCCTCTTTAGAGAGATGTTCCGCATCATCCCAGGTTGCGGTCTGGACGTAGGTTCCTTTTAAACCCTGATCAAAATGGCGGACTAAATCTGTCTCGCCCAGAAGTGGCGTGAAGGTGACAAATAAAATGCCTTTAGATGTCATAATTCGGGTCAAACATTCGGTGTACACGCGAAAGTCATCTGCTTCCTCGTCTAACCAAATCCAGTCAGGTGATGCCCCTTGGAATTTACGCCATCCTTGCTCTGAAGTTTTGAAGACAATCTGCGACTGACCGGAACGGTGTCTCACCCTGGTCGCATCTACAACATTTGAAACGCCCGCCTGACGGTAGGTAACTTTTAAAATGTTGTCAGAGGGGATTAACCCTGTGCCTATGGGTTCACCAAGTAACTCCTTTTGGGTGATATCGCGAGATGTTTCGTTGGTAACAGAAACTACCCAGCCCAACGTCCCGCGTTTAAACTTTTTACCTTCATACCAGTCTGGATACTCTCCAGTGGCGAAAGCACTTGCCAGCCATGCCGCAGTGTGGGTTTTGCCCACGCGGTTAGCGGCCCGCAACATCACCTCTTGGTTGTCAAGAGTCTCCCGTAGGAATTGCTGTTGCCATCGGTACGGTTTGTACCGGAAGAACTTTCTCCCGGATATTCTCCGGTAAAGTTCCTGTAAGGCTTCTTCCTTACTTAACTCCATTCTTCTTCTTAAATTGAATGGGACCAGGAAGGAGCCATGAGAAAAGCATGGGAACCAATACAATCAATATTAATGCCCATCCGCCAACTGAAATCAAATCGCCGAGCAGCGTCCAGAAATTATCTGGTGCGGCTTGAACGACGGTTTCGGCGGTCACACTGATCGGTTCTGCCTTAACAGACGGCACCGCAGTCATCGCAGAGGCAATCACAGCCGTTGTGCCTCCGACTACGGCTGGCACAAGGACACCCGGTGCTAATGCACTCGTTACACCGACAGTTGCCGCTGTAGACGCCCCCGTTATCAGGCCCGACTTGATCTTGGGCAGACTGCATCCCGCCAGAAGCGGAATCAGGCAAATACATACATAACGACCATAAGTATAACGATGGCCCAAAGTGGCTTTTCTGAAACCTCTTTCCACACCTTCTTGATGATGTCCATTAATGTCCTCCATTAATCGATTTGAAAACTTGATCCACAACCGCATGAATGTGATCCCGTAGGTGGAGTAAATTTAAAAGACGGACGGAACGGGTCAGCGTCCCAGTCCATGACTGCATCGCCCAGAAGATCGAGAGATAGGGCGTCAGAGAAAATAGAATCGGTAATCATCCGGGCATCGGGTGGTAATGCCGAGTCGGGCTTTAACTTGATCTGGTAGCCCGAACACCCACCACCTTCCAAAAAGACACCGAGATAGCCATCCCCGGCCAAGACCTGATTTACCTTCTTCTGGGCAGCTTCCGTTATCGTCAACCAATTTTTACCTTGGCAAAATACTTAAGCCAATCGGGACTGCCATGTCCCTTGGCTCCTTTGGATTCATGCCTTCTGGATGCAAAAGACTGCGTTTTTGTACGCTCTGCGCCATGTCTCGCGGACAGGCTCTCATCCAGTCTGTCATCTGCGGTCTGTCTCTTCATCACCACTCCCTTTGTAAAAGTTTGAATTCAATAATCGCCATAAGTGCCCTTGCTGTTCTGTTGCATGGGGCCAGACGAACCTTGGTTTCTTAACACCTCGAACAAGCGGCCATGCTGGTTGGCTATGTCGGCATTGGTTTCCCTGATCCTCTCCAATTCCTCGGAAATTTGGGAAACTTGAAACCGCATCACATCTAAACCTTTTATGGCTTCTTCGATTTTGGCCTGGTCTGAAACGAGTTTCTTAAGGTTATGTATCTCAAGGCCACATTGCTTGGCCTCGGCTTCCAATGCCGGTATTGCTCTGCCTTGGATTCCAGCCAATCTATTAACTTCTGACGATAATGACGAAGCCCACCAAATGGCCCCAGACGTTTGAGCCACAAGAAACAAGATTGCGCCAAAGAATTTTCCATCTATATTCATGCGGTTCTTAACGACGGATACTTACGATAGACCGCTCGTTTAATGCCCCCTGGATTCGGGGCGTTGTGCGCGAGTTGCAATGCACTCCTTGCGCGGGCAAGCGCGTTAATGGGGTAAGTCCCTGCCGGTGCGCCGCCAGATGGCCCTGCAAAATTCTTTGTGGCCACGTTGGGATATTTCCCGGCATTGGAACCGCCCTTTCTTTTTCGTGCCAGTCTTTTTTTGGTCTGGGTCATCAACTCATCCATTTGGTTACGAAAGAAGCGGTCGCACTGGACACGCCGATTAAGCCAACCGCAAGGCCGACGCCGAAACCCTTGGTTCTCACAAGTTGTTTTTCAAGACAGTCAATACGGTTATTGTTTTCCCGCAATGTGTTTTCCATCTTTTCGACCTTCTCGATTAATCGGCCTATTTCGACATCGGATACTTCACTCACCTCTTATTCTTTTTTCCATAATGCCGTTTAAGTGCCTTATTTTTTCAGACACGGTGTATTGAAAAATACAAGGGAAGAGGCCATGAATAAGCCCCACAAAAACAAGACCAAACAGAATCGCGGACACCTTCAAAACAAATGAGAGATGTCCGAAATACGTTTCTCTCATAATGTGTAGATGACTACACACCAACGTAACGTTCAATACAGGAACCTTTTATTCATGGCGTTGTAGACGTTCTCTTTGTATTGATCACGGGAAAAAGCGTACCCAGATTGCTCCGAATAAAATGGCATCGTATTTCCCTGTGTAATGCCGTCAAAACAGGCGTCATCAGAAAAAAGGGTGTAATCAGTAAACGCACCTTGGTTCCCCAAAGGGCTTACGATGGTTTTGGTGCTTGTGATCGGACTAGCCACCCCTCAACTCCTTGTAGTTCTGAAATTCTGGGTCTGACATCATCCGTACCTGTTTAACGTGTTTATTCCGGGTCTGGCCGATCAAGTCGGAAAGACGGTGGGAAAAGAACTCCGCACTGTCCTTGTTTTTAAAGATCAAGTAATCCCCCTTCTCCATTGACCATTCTCTGGCCTCCGCTTCTGAATCAGCCCCCATGAGCTTGTTGTCGATCAGGCGAATAGAAGGAAAAAGAATCCACTGGCCCAATCGCTTATCCTGATCCAGTGGCGCGGTCATAGTTCTGACCGTTTCATAAGCCTCTGTCGTGGGTGTCTCGGGGTCTAAAGCCCGTTGCATCCAAGCGGGCGGATCTTTGAGTTCCTCTGGGAGAGTGATCTCCTCATCCGCAACTTCCTCCACAGACGGAACTATTCCTACTTCGGGGACATTCGAAGCCAGGGGAATGGCCGGGGACAGATCAGGCATCACTCACCTCTTGGTAATCCTCCGTTGAAATATCCAGAACCCGCGACAATTCAGACGCGAGAGATGCGTCTTCCGCAGAAATCGCGCTGATTAAGTCCTGATCTGAAACGGTACGGACGGATATGTCCGTTTTCTCCCGGAACAT